AAGATATTAGAAGTGGTAGTATGGTTGTTGATTGTTGGTGGTATGGCTTGGTTTTTTTATGGTTGTTATCAGTTAATTGATTTATTTTTTATAAGGGGATAAGAATGGTTGATTTAGTGAATAGACCACCGCATTACTTAGTGGGCGGTATAGAGGCAATAGATGTGATTAAAAGTCGTTTGACTAAAGAAGAGTATATTGGGTATCTAAAAGGTTGTAAGCTCAAATATGACTTACGTTATCCTTTTAAAGATAATCCACAACAAGATTTAGAAAAGTCTGATTGGTATAAGAACAAGTTATTAGATGCTACTAAAGATGATGAAGTTGAAATTCCACCAGAACTAGAAGCTCAATTACAAAGGTTTGATGATGAGTAAAATATATTGGGTATTTATCGTGGTATTAGCTGCATTAGCTATTTGGGGAACAGAACAGGTTATGGCTCAAACTACTACTATTCTTGCACCTGATGGGTCTGTAACCGTCTGTCAGGTTGGTAGTAATGGTGTGATTATCTGCGTCTAGTCATCCATTGGTGTTAGTTCACCATAGATAGCTAGTTCTTCACCACTAATTTCTATCATGCTATCGTCATCTAATGTGATGACTATAGTGCTATCGCCATGTAATGCTTCACAAGATACAATCACTCTGCCTAGCATGTGATTACATATAATTTCTACTTCTGACCGTTGCATAATTGTCCTAAGAAACATGACCATTCCAACGCCCATTCTCTTTTAATACCATAGGCATTAGCTTTGGTTGACCGTTAATAATAACTCCACAACCTACAATGAAACGACTCTTAAAGTTTTTAGCATAATCAAATGCCATAGACTTTTGATGTATTAAACATCCTACTTGCATACCCCAAATAAGAGCATCTGGGTTACTGTAATAACCAATACTGAATTTAGTATGATAGTGACCCTGCACCGTATTCATTCCATACTGCTGGGCTACCTTTAAAACGTCAGCAGATAGACCATGAGTAAAGAAACATCTAGAGTTATCACTTAGGGTTATGGTGTGGTCATCTACCCATTCCCAGCCTTTGCCAACGCCTAAGAACTCATTGTAATGCTTTAGATAGGCTTTAGGCATACCATACTTTAATGCTCTACGATAAACTAAAGAGCTATGGTTAGAGTGAACTAAGACCATCTTAGGGAATATCTTTTCTAATTCTTTTACATGCTTCTTAGACTCTTCTAATTCATGTCCAGCAGAGTATAAGTCTGGGTTATGTTCGTGCATAGAGATAGCGTGTTGGTCTAGCTCATCACCTATGTTGACTATATGGTCAAACTTGTATTTAGTTTTTAATGCTTTTAGAAACGCAAATGCGTCAGGATGATGATATGGAATATGTAGGTCAGATATGACTAGAACTGATTTATATTTCAAACTACTCTCCTAGGGTTAAGATGCTTTATTATAACCCTAAAAACAATTTACGTTCATCTAATCTTCTGTTTTGTAAACCTTTTAATATCTTACCACCAGCTTTACAATATTTAACTAACGACTCCATAGCCGCTTCTTTATCGCCACGTAACAACGCTTGACGGATGGTTGAACGCTGAAAGCATCCAAGACCCAGATTAAAGCAAAAGCTGACAAGAGCGTCAAACTCATGTTGTCGTAAAGGCACGTTAGGTAACATCTTATGTACTCCCAACTCAAAACGGTTGAGGTCTCGTTTAAGAATTGCATCTATTTCCTCGTTAGTAAATGTTTTGTTCCATTCAGGCGGTAATGTTTTGCCATCACCAATCAAATGACCAATTCCTACTGTCCACAGTTTTGCGGGACACTGGTATGGTTTGTTTCTAACACCTTCGTGATGACGTAGTAACTTAATAAGTTTATCAGATACCTTCACGTTTCTTTTCCCAAGTTCTAGAACCAAAATAAAAACCAATGATAGATGCTACAATTGACATCTCATCACTAGAAAATATAGCATCCATAGACTCTGGTGTGAATCCACCTGTAGACTTAACTGCCCATACAAATCCAGCTACATCAACGAATACAAGTAAACCTACAAAAGTAAATGCAACAAATGGTCTGACACAAGCATTAAGAGTCTTGACCCATTGTGATGCACCTTCTACAAGTTTAGCATCATGTGTGTATAATGCTTCACGTTCTTGTGCGTACGTTTCTGCGTACGTTCCTTCCAATTCAATAGCTGCAATCTTTTCTTGAGCTACAAAACCTTTTTCAGCCATAAGCAATGCTTGTTGATTTTGCAACATAGCCATTTCACGTTCATGTTTTTGGTCACCCTTTTGCTGAAAGAAACCTAATAAACTTGGTAGTCCACTTGTGGCAAAGCCTAAAATTCCTGAGATGATGCTGAACATTCGTTAAATTCCTCTAAAAAAAATTATAATTCTTTTGGGTCAAAGCCATACATTTTGGCTACACGTTTTTGTAATTTAAGAAACAAGCCTTTATGACTTGTGTACTGTTCTGTTTTTGGTGAGTCTAAATAAACACACATGTGTATAATTTCATGGCAAAGTGTAATTAAGACAGGATATAAGTGTGAATGTCTAGCTACGCTTATAGTAATGACATGCGGCTCACCTTGTTCTGGTGGTTGATACTCACCACAAATACTAGAGTCATCTACAATAATAAAATCTACCTTACTTGCCGGTGGAAGACGAAAATCTTCGAATATGGGCATCTCTATCAGAGCTGAGTATAGATTGGCTATATTGTTCTCTGTAATAAATGTCATTTTGATAATGGGTTCATTGTGCTACGTTTAACAGTATTTAGTTTATCATCCATTGCATTTACGGTTGCTTCTAATTCTTTACGCAGACCTGATACCATAGCAGAAGTCTCACGTGAGTTAGCAATAGCGTCTGAAGACTTTTCACTAGCTTTCATTATAGACTCTGATAGTTGGTATTGTCTTTCGTTGATAGCTTTAACTTGTATTTCTAAACCATTTAACTTAGACTCTATAGGAGCTAAGTCTAAACTGTCAACAGCCTCAATTGCCGTAACCATCTTGTTGTAAAAAGTTATGCCTGCGTATGCCGAGCCAGCTACTATTGGCAATGCTATTAAAATCAACTTCAGAAGTGCCGAGCTGGATAAGCTCAAGTTGAAGGTTTTGATTTTTTCCGAACTCATTGTTTATCTCCGTATCAAATTTGAAAGCATCTGTTAATTCAATTTGCTGTATAATAGGTTTGTTAAGTATTTCTAAAGAAAGAACTATTCCAAAACCATGTACAAGCTCCTTACCTTTTGGCACGTCAAGTTTAGGACTATCCTTGCTATCATTCTTTTGTTCAGCCTTTGGTGGGTCTTTTGGGCTGTCTTCTTTTGCTTTTGGCTCGCTTTTAGCTTCCTGTTTTGGCTGTTCAACCTTAATGGGAGGAGGGCTAGATAAAACAGGCTCACCAGGGCTATTTGTAGGTAGCCCAGCAGGAGGTGGTGGAGCTGCAATAGGTGGTGGGTTATTTACAGGGTTAAGGGGTGAGCTAGGGCTAACTGGAGAACTTACGTTGGTGACGTTTGTAGCACTCTTAACACATGTATTATTTGTTTCTACCCATGCTCCCCATACATCATTACCATAAGGGTCAGGACAAGATGAATTTCTAGTTTCTGTAACTGAACCTACATAGTCTGCTTGACAGGTTAGTTGTCTAGTTTCAGTACTTGCTTGACACGTTGGAGGGTCTTGCGTGCAATTGTTAGAAGTTTCTGTCCAAGGTGACCAAGAGCTTGAAGAACAACTATAAGTCCTGCTTTGATTAACAGCACCGCTATAATGAGGTAACGTACAAGCTGTGGTTTGATTTTCAACCAAGTCTGAACAAGCAGGTGCTTGATACGCACCGCAAATTGGGTCACTTGGGTTATAAGATACGCACCAATAGTCTTTAAGTGCAATTTGTGGGTCAATGCCATTACATACGAGAGAACCTGGAAGCATATAGCCTTCAGGCGTTGGAGTATAGTTGCAATACCAAGCATAAGCATTATTTCCTTGTAGGGATAGAAGTAGTAATAGGCTCGTCAAGAACAAGCGGTATCGTGTATGTATCGCCATATAGTTTCTTAAATATAGAAGGATTACGTTCATACCAACCACGTTTAGCAGCATCACCAATAGAACCGTTTATAGGACATGGTGAACCTGACTGTATCATGGCTTCAAATACTCTTTCGTCTTGACAGAGTATAGATACTGCAGCTACTTTAAGACCTAAGTCATTGAGAGTTTTAGCTAGTTTAATGCGTTCACAATTAACGTCTTTATAGCCAGAGCCACCACTTACGCCAAATAATGTACTAGATACAGAACCAGTAACAGGAACAATACAAACGTCTTGGCTAAAAGCACTTATAGAAGGGCTAATGGCACTAGGTGGTGGTTGACCTTTGTAATTGATAGTAGTTGTATCTGCTGCTTTAGCATCCATAGATAATGCTAATAACATACCTATTGACATACCTACAATTAATGCTACTAAGTTCTTTAATGATTGCATTATTTCATTCCATTAGTTAGTAGATAAACAATAACAAAACCTGCTGTGCCTAATAAGATTTGTTCTAGGCGTTTGAGTCTTGCGTTTATTTGCTCATAACGTAACGCACATACTTCTTCATGCGTAGTTAAACGTGATTCTACGTCTGTCTTGACCATTACTATTCCTTTATTAAATAGGTATATCTATAGTTGTCATTTCATTTTTTTGATTATTGAGTAAGCCTTGATATGGCACAAATGGTGATGTTCTAGGAGTGTATTGTGGATTTGCAAACATACTTTGACCTGGTTGTGACATTAAACCATATCTACTAGCTATTCTAATAGGTCCAAACAAAGGTCCGCCAATGCCAGCACTAAATAAATCAGCTACAGTTAATTGTGTTGGTGCTTCTGGAACTGTTTTATTAACTTTTGGGAATGCTGTAGCATATTTACCTACAACAGAAAGTTCATCAGTAATAGGTGCGCCTTTACCTAAATCTTTAGCAATTTTTTTAGCATCTACAGAACCTAATTGAGGATTTAATGCTTTTTGAACTGTAAATGTTTTGGCTATATATCTTCTTGCATCTCTAAACTGATTAATAAGTTCAGGTTGACCTAATTTTGTAACATGATTTTCAATAGCTTTTTCTAGTTTTTCAGCCTCTGCAAGGTATTTTTTACCACGCAATACTTCTTTAGGATTTGGTTTAAGAATGTTAGTTCCTGATGTTACATAAGCATTGCCATCACTACGTAACTCTCTTAATCTTTGAACTGCTGTATCTGCATCTATAGCATAACTATCTGGAACATTTTGCATTAAAGCATTTTTACCACCAGCTACTTTATTAATGCCAGTTACAATGTTAGAAAAAGGATTTTGATTACCTAAACTTATACTGCCTGTATTTCTAATAGCATCATAAGCTGGATATACAGACTCTCTAGCATTTTCTAATGTTTCTAATGTAAGTGGGGTTTCTTCAGGAAGACCTAAATACTTTCTTGTAAGATTATTAGTAACTTGTTGATTTCTAGCACTAGCTAATTCTTCTGCTTTTAATTTACCAGACATACCTTCTAAAAATCTACCAGTTTTACCACCGCCTACATCACTAGGTAATGCTACATAACCAGCTTGTTTACCAAGTTCTAATGTTTTATCTCTTTCAACATTTTGAAGTTGTTTTGTAGATAGACCAGTAACTTTTGGTGGAAGTATTTTAGCTCCAGCAACAGTTCCTACTAATCCTGCTGCAAGTTGCGTCATTGGGTCACCACCTAATTCTTGTGTAGCTGATTGTCCTAAACCACCACCTGTTGCTGCGGCTGCTTGTGTAGGTGCATTTGCAGTAAATGCTTGTTGAATAGTTTGACCTAACTGTGATACAGGTTTAAATGCTTGTGCTACAACACCTGTACCTAATGTACTAGCTAAAGCTCTTGATGGACCTGCTACTAAATTTTCTAATCCTGGTTGAGGAGTAGGTAAGTTTAATGTTTCAGCAAGTGGTCTTGCTTGTAAACTTTCAGGCAATACAAGGTTTAATGCACCACGAACAGGAGATGCTAATACGTCAGCAGCTTCAGTTAAATAGCGACCTGTTAATCCAGCTTGTCTTTTTAATCTGTCTACAAGAGGTGGTAAATTTTGTGGTTTTTTACCTTTAATATAAACATCAGGGTCAAACTGTTGAGATGTCCCTAAGTAAGCATCAGGGTCAAATTCTGCCATTATCTTACTCCTAATCTTTGTTTAATTAATGTTGCTCTTGGGTCGTTTGGGTTAGAGTTCGCCCATTCTAATGCTTGTTGGTCTTGATTTGCCATTGGTGGTTGATTTGCACTTGGCTGATTTAAAAGTTTATCTTTTTGTTTTTGCCACATTACATCTGCTCCATTAAGATGACCGTATTGGTCAAAATAACCTTGCATAAATTGTAACTTTGCATTAGCTCGTTCAAATTGTTTTTGATAACCTTCACGAATTTTTTGATTTACGTCACCGCCTTTTGAAATATCAGGTAATGATTGTAGATATAATGCAATATCTTTATCAGACGTTGTACCTGAGCCAGCAATACGTTTTTTAGGTGCTAAATCAGCAGTAATAGATTGCATAACTTTTTCATCTGAACCACGTAATGACTCAGGCATAAATGAAGCTAAAGAACCTTCGTATAAGGCACCTGTTGCTGATTTACGATTTAACTCACCAAACCTATCTAACTCACCTAAAACTTCTGCTCCTTGGTTGACAACAGCAGCATTTTCTTGAAGATACTTTTGTGCTTGTTCAAATGCTCTTTGTCTTGCTACATCTGCACGTGCTGGAGGTAATCCTTGCCATGGTGTTCTTACACCTTCTGGTGCTTCTTGAGCTATGCCAAATGGTTGAGTGCTACCACCAAATTGTGCTGCTAATTCATCTAAAGTAGCCATTATTTAATTCCTGCTTTCTGTCTAAATAAGTTTGCTGAATTTTGGTCTTTAAAGTAATATGTTTTTCCGCCAGCACTTACTGAAATTGATTGTTGAGGAGTGCCAATATTATATGCTGACTCTTGAGCTTGAATTCCTGCTTTTAATGCTTTATTTTCTGCATCCCATTTTTCTCTTAAAAATTTCATATATGCTGGGTCTTTTGTTGCAAGATTATATTCTTCAGCAGATGTTGGTAATTTTTCTTGTTTAGGCGTTCCTGGATACACAACTTTACCTGTTTTATCTACTAAAGCACCATCTACAGTATATAGTTTATCGCTATCATCTCTTGCAGCTAATATTTTATTTCTATAAGCTGTATTTAATGACCTGTCTACTACATCTTGAGATGTATTAAAACCAGCTAAACCTGCTTTACCCAAATAAGGTAAGGCACTTCCTGTGTTTAAGTTTTTAGGTGTAGCAATATATGTTAAAAGTGCGTTAAGACCACCAGATAATAATGCTCTTTTGTTAATTGCTTCTCTTTCAGGGTCAGCAATAAGACCACCTGTATTTTTAGGAACACCAAAACCATAGTCTCCTAAGTCGCCTAATAATCCACCCATTGTGTCAAATAATGCCATGTTATCTTCCCCTAAATCCTGTTGTTTGCAACTGTTGTTGTAGTCTTAAAAGTTCTTCTTCTGTTAAAGGCATCCTAGAAAGTAAGTTTGGTAATCCAAGTTCGTTGCCTTCTTGCATACCAACATTAGGTGCTACATTATATAAAGGAGTAGATACCATGTCAGGATTACCACGTGTAATTGGCATTACAGGAGCTGATTGCATTTGCTGTTGTGGTTGATTTAATAAATCTACACCTTTTAAACCTATACCTACTTTATCTGATGTAGATAAACTTGAAAATGGATTGCCAATCATATCTCCCATTCTTCCAAAAAATGATGGGTTATAACCACCACCTGTAAAGTCTGCTGACTTTCCTAACATACTTTTATCTAATGAAAAAGATGGTGCATTTGCTGCATATTGTGCGCCAGAACTTAAATAATCAGGTGCAAAAGTTGATGTTGTTCCTTCTGCAAAATTAGTAATACCTTCTTTAGTATAAGGGCTAATAAATTCAGTTGAACCAAAAGGAACTGTACTTGCAGTAGAAGCAATTGGAGCTACATTAGCTGCTACGTTTGGAATAATTTGACCACCAATGCCTGAAGCATAACCACCTGTACCCATACTTACTGGAGTAGTAGCTACACCTTGGAATCCTGACAATAAACCTGAGCCAGTTGATGCTCCACCTGCACCACCAGCACCCATTAGACCTGCACCACCAGCACCTAAAGCACCGCCTAGTAAAGCTGACTTAAATGGGTTTCTACCTGATACAGCACCGCCTACAGCACCTACACCTGCACCTATAAGAGCAGGAACTAATAGTTGTCCCATGTTATACCTTTCCTACTATGTAGCAAATAGGTTCTAAAATAGCACGATAAATCATGCCAATATTATCTCTAGTTTTACCTCTTTTTTGTTTCCATATATCAGCAGTCCTATGTCTTGCGATATGCTCTAAAACACCCCTTAAAATGCGTTGTAGGGCATTCTTTTCACCTGCTTTGTAAGCATAGTTTACTAATGGTAAGAATAGTCTATGGTAACCTTTTTCGTATGCTGGGTCTAAGTCTTTAGACTGAGCTAACCAAATAGCGTTACGGAAACTACCAAAGCCATATTCAGCGTTCATAGCTGTACAGACTATTTTTCCACCACCAGACTGAGTAGTTGTAGATACTTGACCCACAGGTGCGCCATAAACAGCACCAAGGTATGAAGATAGTTTTTGATATGGTTTGTTTTGTTCAAAGTTGAATCTGTCAATATCAGCTTGTAAAGCAGTTTTAGCATAATCTTCAGTAGTTTTACCTACGTTAGCTAATTGTGAAATATCGCCATAGTCAGCTTGTGCTAATCCAGGAGCATTCATAACTGCTTGGTTTTGCATACCACGTTCACCAGCATAGTTTTGATAAGCTAGGTTACCGTAAGTATTAGCAAGTGTTGTAGCTAATGTTTGAGCAGCTCTGTTTTGAATATCAGCAGATGCACCTGAACCATAACGACCAGCCATAGAAGCACCACCTTGTGCTTGTCTAATAGCATCATTGTATGCTTGTGTAGCTTGTTGCGTAGGACCTGCTAATGCTTGTGTAAAGTATGGGTTACCAGCAGATAAGTAATCGCCTTGAATAGAACGTAATTGTTGTTGTTGAGCAGCAGGAATTAATGGGTTACCACCTAATGCTCTTTGTTCAGCTAAACCTAATGCAGATGTTGTTTGAGCAGATGGTCCGATATAAGTTTGACCACCATAGTATTGTGGTGTATCTGTTTGATAAAGACCTTTAGCTTCTTCAAGACCGTATTTAACAAATGGTTGAACAGTAGGGTCTAATTGATTAGTAGTTTCAGATTTACTTTTACCGCCTCCACCACCACCACCGTAAAATGTAAATGACTCAACTAAACCTGTAAGCCAATTAGATAAATTCAATAATTTCATATTTCTTTCCTTAAAGTATAAATTCCCATGTTTGAGGTGTAAAACCCATTAGCCTTGCTCTACGTTCCCATCCTTTTCTTTGTGAAGAGAATGTAACTTTAGACTTACCGCCTTGTTTTGCTATTGCTTGTATTTCTTTCATAGCTTCATTTTGTAACTCTTCATTATTAATTGCTGACCATGCAGCCCATATATGAAGTGTATTGCCTATAGGTTGTAGTACGACAAAGCCATAAGGTTTGTTATCGGTTATAGTTAGAAATGCCATAGACCTGTTTTCGTAACAATCACAGTAGACATCTTCTACTATCCACTCTGTGTGACCACGTTGCCTTACTAATTCAAGACCATGCTTAATAAACTCCCAATGAGTCCTAAGTTGGTCTTTAGGTATGTAGTGTAAAATCATCCCACTATTATATAACGATATACCTTATTCGTGCCTGTATTTGCAGGGTGACTGATAGTTGCTTGTCCATTTTGTTGTGCGCTAATATAAGGTTCTGTAAATAAGTTAGTCGTAAATGAATTAGCACTTAAATACTGAATAGTAACAATAACACTAGGTGTAGCAGGTCTAGTGGGTGTTGTTTGTGCTGCTAAATGTTCTATTGTAACTAATACTGAGCTAGTAGCCCATG